AGAACCTTGCCTTTGCTTAATTGCTTTTGAAAAAAGTCCTATAGCTTCAAGTAAGTTAGGGTCCACGTAAAATCAAAGCTACTTCTTGTTTAAATATAGCCATTACCTCCATTTAGTGTAAAAATAAATGCGGTCCGCTCTTGCTGTATCAGGTGGTCCAGGTATAGCTTGAATAAATTCACCTCCACTTCGCTCGAAACGATAACGAGCTGTAACGGGATCTTTATAATTAGCAACATAGAGCATGTGCGCTAAGCGATCGCACTCGAATTGATAATTCTCTCGCCAAATTCTCGATGTCTCACGCTTGTCTTGAACGTTGATTGAGCGACTTACATCACCAAAGATTGTTTCTTGCCTACTAGTGGCTCGCCCGGTTGCTAACTCAGTTAAACGTTCGGCTTCTTCACATCTTTCAACTTGACCGACGATTTTATCGTAATAAAACTCAGAAGGTATGCTGCTTGTAGCTTCTAAAAGCCGAGCGTAGTCTCCGGCAGGTACGGTAGCTATGTTGTAGCCTAAATGGTACGCTACACGACTAAAGTTAAAGTCATCAAGTCTGTACCCGAAAGTCTGCGCAGGATTTCGAGTAAGTTGGTTAACCGCAGCATAAATTATCTCTCGCTTTGTAGCATCCGTAGTTGTTGCTTGGAATACAACACCCTGCTGAGCTAAATAGCTTTGAATTTGCTCAAGTTCTTGTTGAGAGAATTGAGACACTTTATTTATGCACTAGATATTGTTATTCTACCAAATTTAAACTAAAAATTTATATTACTCTACGTATACAACTCCAGCAGAAAGAACTTCGTCCCAATCAACACGAGTTATAGATTTAAGCTGATCTAATTTTGTAAATCTCTCCCCCGGCATGGATTGTTGCAATTCTTTGATCTCAACAGCGGTTTTAATTCCTACACCTTTAAGAATTTGTGTTAAACGCTCAGGAGTAGCTCCGTTTATGTTGATTCTGTTGTCAAAAGGGATCTCTGGTTGAATAATTTGACGTCCACGCCGTTTTAAGGCGGGTTTTGCGTCCTTTTTGTCTTCGCTACCTTCTACAATTTCAATTTGGCCTTTATGAGCGAAAAATACCTTACCTGTCGTTACCGAGCGGACCATTTTGTACTCACCTTCGTCGTGCTCACTTAAAATCTCAACTTTAACCCCACTTGGTTTGAACAAAACGTCTTGAACTGAGATAGCGGTCATTATGTGAGCAATGTCTATGAATAGTTTACTAATAAATTTCAATTTCAGTTGTCATATTGCCATACATAAAAAAACCCCCTCCGAAAAGGGGGTCTGTTCTTCACTAAATGAATCAGGAAGGAACGGTAGAGGTGAAAACGTTGGACTCAACGATACCCGCAGGTTGAAGAGCCAAGTCGTCACGATTAGCTGCTTCGTCGGACAAGAACCAACAAATTTCACAAATACCCAACGCCTTGTTTTTACCACGGAGTTGGTTATTGGTAGCACGGGGGTCAAAAACACCCGAAGCTTGTGCAAGACCAGAAGCGACTGCGCCACCAAGGTTGGCAACGGCAAACACTTTATACTGTGCCTCGGCTCCATTACGGAACAAGTTATTGGTGTTGAATACGTTGTTGGTGTTATAAGAACCGTTGGCAATACGGCTATTACTACCAGCAAGCGTTACAAAGAAACCAGACGCGGAAGGAGTGGTGGTAATACCAACGCCCACAGCAGGACCGAGGCCCAGTGTTGGGGCTGCAACGCCACCGCCAACGCCGCTGCTGATCACATCGCCACCGTCAACACGGAGAGCTAGACGATAAATATAAGCACCAGAAGGAACTTTGATACCGTCAGTGATGTCAGCACGTACGTCTTTGTAAGCATCCGGTGAAGGAATGATTACACTAGCGTTAGTGAAAGCAACGTTAGCTCCGTTTAGACCAGAGCTATAAGCCTGAGTGTAATACTCAAGTTGACTAGTGGTGCCCAAAGCTTGGTACGACAGGTCGACGTAACCAATAGCTTGTTGAGCAATCCAACCAGGGGTGAACACCACACCAACGGGACCGCCGACCGGTTGGTTGGAGTAGGTGGTCTCCGTATCGTTAGCGTTACGGAACTGGAAGGTCTTCTCTTCGTGCCAGTAACGAAGAACGTTTGTGTAGTTCCCAGGGAAGATCTTGGAAACTGCAATCTGGTTAGCGTTAGTTGTCATAATTAGTTACCTCCTCAAACGTTGAAAGAGTAGGCAACAGTAACGAAGTCAGCGTTTAGAAGTTCAAAACCTGCGTACAGGCTCCAAATCATCATGATAAAACGGCTGAAGTCGTCGTTGTTGTTTAGAAGCACCTGAGCATTGTTACCGCCGATACCGACGCCAACACTTTGGGGACCAAAGAACATACCGATAGCACTATCGTATGTAGTTGAAGTACCGCCAATAGTTGCTGTAGCACTCTGAGAAGGCATGTTAGTGGATTCGAAGAATCGCACACCTTCAAATACAAACCCGGTAGGCATGATGGGTTCGCCAGCCACGAAGGAGGCTTGTCCAAAACCTTGGCCCATGTAGATAGCAGCGTTAGGCTGCATCGCAGACATGAGTGGGTTGATCTGACCGTTACCTGGGTAGCGAGCCACTTCGCGGAAATCGCTGTTCTGACGCAAGTGCATCAGGAACGTGGGGTCGCAAACACAACGGTAGAAACCGTCTTGGTAAGTAGGAGTATTCCGCTTACGCAAAGACTTAACCACGCGGAGGAGGTCGTCCTTAACGTCAAACTTGGCTTGCTCTGAGTTGGTGTAGGTCAGTGACCCAACAGCCAAATCACCAGGGTAGTAGTAACCACCTTGGGTATCAGAGGACTTACCCTTAGAAACAGCTTTCAGGAGTTCGTTAATGAACACCCGATCGCGCCAACGACGATAGTCGTCGAGCAGGGTTAAAGAACCAATAGATTGGTGGAAGGCAGTAAGATTACCGGTATCTAACAGCAAACGCTGAGCGGTAATTAGTGTCTCACGTGCAATCTTAAATGTACTTGCTTGTGTAGGATCACTAGGGTCGGCAGGTCCGGTATATTCCCGGAGTGTCACCAACACTTTGTCCTTCACAATGTTGCGGCTGCTGGCAGTACCGATGGTCTGCTCTGCAGTACGCTCACGTGACTCTTTGCTTCCGGGGTTGCCCCAGAACCTGTAACGATCAAGCTGCACAGTCTGTCCTGGTTGCTTACTGAAGTCATGAACGACCACAGGTTCAGCAGCCATCTCTACAACGTACGCAGGATGCGGACGGTAGAGTTCAGCACCGAGCAGCTTCGGAAAATCATTGTCGACGAACAAAGCGCCAACCTCCGAAAAACTACTCTTTTATTTTAAGCTATTTAAAGACAGGCGGTATATTGTTTGTCGCATTAATAGCGTTAAATATTTTTCTGGTTACTGCTATTTACAGAGGAGCTAAATCTATGAGGCAACGCCCTAATTCCTTCCCCTGTAATTCCGTAAATAGAGCCTAAGTTAAACGCATATTTTGAAGATTTACCGCGATAAATGTAACGAGTGGGAGCTCCCATTAAGCCAGGAACGCGAGCATATATAGTTTCCGTAAATGACTCACAGTACATGGGAGGGTTGTATGTCCATTCTGCTCGTGTTACCTCAGCAGTCCCAGCAGCAGCCGAAGTAGTCAGTAACCCACCCATTTGACGTTGATGAGTTACACCTCCTCCAGTAGTTCCTTCTTCTGACGTATTACTTGCTGGTGTGTTATACGGGTCATAGGACTGACTTGAGGGAGCATCCCCGAAGTAATACGTATAAGCTCCTGTATCCCGTACACCAAATGGAGGATTGTAAGTTGTTGAGACTTTTGCGTTAGCAATTGTTTGCGTGGTGTAACCCCTAAATCCGTTATAAACGCTTAACTGACCGCTCGGAGAATAATACGTAAAATTGTTATCGTTCCAATAACCAGATACAGCCACGGGGGCTGCTCTCCAAGTATCTACGACATAAGCGCCTGAATTAGGGGGGCCAATAACAGGTCGACCATAATCAGCGCCGAAGTCATTAACTCCAAACCAAGAAACTTGGTTACCTAAAGAATCTATGTATCCGCTTGAAACAACTAGATATTTTTGAGCTAAAGCTAGATCATCTCCGATTCGATTAGGCCCAGACTGCTGTTGATGCGGTCCAGTATCGTACTTATAGTTAACTAGTGAAATGTAACCCACTTAAAATCAGCAAGGGTTACCCTAATTATATCTAGGTAGATTCAACAGTAGAAGTCTGAGTTTTAGCATCGACTGTAACGATGTCTAACGCAATCTTTTCCATATCAGCTTTGTACTCTTGTTTAACTGAATTTAATTCAGCTTTTAGTTCTTTTAACTGAGCCAGAAGCTCGGAGTTATCCGAAGATTGCTTTTGACGTGAGTGCCCAATAGGCTGAACCATGACTAAACTCCTTTACTCTTAGTGTACTGCTGTGCTTTATTTTTAGCTTTAAAATAAGCAAAAGAAATACCCATCAATTTCTCTTCATAATTCTTAACCTTATCTTCACAAGTTAATTTACTTTTAACCACGCTGAACGCGAATTACGAGATTAATAAGCACTAAAAAACCCTCGTTTCCGAGGGAATTTTACTCTGTACGTACAGAT